AACCACTCGGGCTTGTGCGGCAGTTGAATGAACCAAACCGGCTCCACCTAGGTAGTACCATGCGATGCCTCGACTACGACCGTAGTCTGTCGGTATCTTACCCCTAATCTCTTCGGGGATAGCAACTGCCTCGGCAACGGTATCCGCGCCAAAGAAGACTGCCCAATCCGACTTACCCTTAGACCATGCAGCAGTAGCAGTACCCATACCATCACCAGATCCGCCTTTGGCACGATACGTCTGCTCAACGAAGCGTACACCTTCGTAGCGGCCTGTTTCGCCATTTCGAATCATCTGGAAACCGCTCTCAACGTACTGTGAGATTGATTCCAAGTTATTCTTCAATGTGCGGAACGTGGTAGGCCATGCAAGGCAGAAATAATCATCATTTTCGTAACTCGGAATATTACGTTCCTTCATTACGTCAACAATCGCCTTAACGTGATCCTTACCAAGGGCTACATCATTAGTCGTGGTTGAGACACCATTAGTGGTTAGAACAACCGAATCGGTTGAGGTGCCACCAGCGGTAGGCCCAGCGGGAACGACTCGCAACGGAGTTGTGTCGATCTGATCAGCGATCATATCGTCCAGCGCCTGCGCTGCGTCGATTTTCAAAACCTTGTGGATGATCTCCTTTACGGGTTGCTCCGAAAGGTCGTCTAGTTTTGAAGTGAATGGAAGTGAGTTGCCCCACTCTGCGATACTCATCGTACCCTGCGTAATCGTGAAATTGGTTTCACCAATAGCCGTACCTTCAGTTAAGGTTCCGCCACCAGCGGCTACCGTCGAGTACACGTTCCAATGGAATGTGTCACCCTTCGACAAGCCCTGATGAGCAGCGTCTTTAACGTCGGCAAACTGACGAAATTTCACAATCGGGCGCAGGGAAATTCTGAGTTCCTTGGAGAGATTTAGGGAGTACATATAGCCGCCTAGGCTACTGGTTCCCCATACTTGTCCAGCCATGAACTTATTTCCTTTTTGCTAAATTGTTAATTGAGAGAATCGGAAGGGTTACGCGAGTTGTCCTCGCTCCTTCTTCATCTCCGAGATGATGTCTGAATAACTTTGCTCCGATTGGTCCTCGCCTATACGGGCGCGAACATTCACGGGAGAAACGTCATCCATGCCCTGCTTTCTCTCTTTTCTATCGTTTGATCCGCTCAAGTCGTCAACATAATGAAATAGCCATTCGCGAGCATAGTCCGCGCACTCTTGCATTATTTCCCACGGGTCTCGGGTAGGATCGGATTGATAAAGTTCAGCAGAACGTCGATCAGCGACTGCAAGCAATGAAGGATCTGCGGTGATTTCAGGATACTCGTTGTTAAACATATCAACGGCCTGCTTTCTCCGTTCCTCATAGCCATGCGCCCGCCTCTCTGTCTCCTCTTGCCTCATTTCGGATTTAGTCCGTTCGACGATGCTACTAACATCGACATTGGACTGCGGCCTATCTGAAGCGCGAATCTTCTTCAGCAAACTACTTGCTTTAGATTCATCGCCATTAAAGAGGGCATCGTGGTAACTCTCATAAAGAGCGTCAGTCGCGTCCGTGTTACCGGATGGCGATTGTTGATCCCCAACGTCCGAAGATGATTGGGCATAACGGGCCTCCATATTGGCCCTATAGGAATTCAGTTTTTCCTCATACTCAGACAACTGACGCTGCCTTTCTGAGGCTTCCTGAAGCCTACGATCTGCGGAAGAGTTTTTTTGAAACTGTGCGACTACTTGGTCCCACGGCAACTCCATATCTTCTCCATTTACTTTTGCATTGACGTACCACTCATCGTCTTTTAAGTACATTGGAGAGGTAGAACTTCCTTGCTCTTCCTGTGTTCCTTCTTGGCCGTCTCCATCGAAGACGTGATCTTCTTCCACTTTCGCGGCAATCCGCTCTATCTCGGATTGATGCTCCGATAAATTGTCATTGGTTATACTGTCGAGTACTTCTTGGGCTACGTCCTCATCACTTTGGATAGCAGTCATATTTACTCCCGGATATCAGATAGAGTTTCCTCTGCGTATTGTGCTCGGTTCACTGCCTCACTTAGCCATCCAATGACTAAAGCAGGTAACCTAGCGCGAAATTGAAGTTCACTGATGAGTTGCTCATTAGAGGGGTCCGCCGTTGTCCAGGCTTCAAACGCCTCTTCTCTGGCTTTATCGGCCCTTCCAACCATGTACCTACCAATAGGAGACTTCAAAAATTCCTTTGCCTGAAGGCCGAGCCTCGCTTCCGCGACCAACAGTTCCTCTTCTTCCATTAATCAGTCAACTCCGGCCTAATGTCTTCCGGGTTATGCCCCATGCTGATATCAATTTTTGCGACCCCATCACTGGTTGTGTCAATAAACACAGTCGGGAATAAAGCATGGACAAAAGCAGCCACTGACAATGCTAGAAGCCACCCGCTATAAAACAATGCGCGGCCCGCGTGAGTAAAATAATTTAATCCGACGACCCTTAAATGTTTCAACCGTCTGCTCCCGGAATCGATCCATACTGGTCATTCATAAGAACCTCACTCATCTTCTTGCCTTCAGGATCAATGCCAATCTCCGGCTCCGTATCCATCAGCATCTTGTGGACTAATGCCTCCTTCTGAAGCAACAGTTCTCCGCGAGCGATATCATTCTTCTCGGCCTTCAGCCTAGAATCGATAATGCTGACTGAATGACGCAGTTGATTCATGCGCTCGTTTGAATCTGTCTGTATAGAGGTAGACGTGATCTCGCCCAGCGCCTTCTCCTTCGCGGAAGAAACATCGGACTGAGCCTTTATCGTCGCAGCAAGAATCTTCGCGTTTGCGTCGATCTGTTTCGATGCACCCTGGTCCATCAGTTGCTGAATAGCGGCGCCCATCTCCTCCAACTGACCAGCCATCTCGTCTAAACGAGGCTGCTGCTCTTCAGTAATGAACCGCTTGGAATCCTTGTACCCAAGAGCGCCAAAAACCTCTTTCGTAACCTCTGGTTGATTGAGTGACCCAATGATATCTGGATTAATCTCTCCCATCGTGCGGATGCCAAGAAGTAACCGCTCAATTTTCTTGATAGGATCAGTTGCTCCAATACCAACATTAACGCCAACAGTCATTTCGTGACGCAATAATTCATCGCCATCACTTCCTGTAAATCTCTGGTAATCGGCAGCGGATTGACTGTTCTCTTCGGCGGCTCGATTAGTCGCGACGTTCAGCACAACCTCATCTGTTTCATAATACTGCTCCAACTTAATCAACTGCATTAGAACGGGCTGAACCCATGTTTCGGCAAATGTGCGTACCATAAACTCCATTTGCGAATTGGCGCTCGCCCCAAGCATCTCCATCCCGCCAACCGTTTCATTCATCATGCGGTTGCTTTGAACCGTTCCCTGAGAGAAGTTGCCAGCAATATCATCAAAATCGACATTTAGCCGATCCTGCTCTTCGTATGCTGACGCGGTGACATCCGGCGTGTTAACGATCTGCACGTCCGTCATGGGGTCGTCCATCATCACTGAACCACCCGGAACACTTCTCTTTAATGCGTGAATATCTATATTCGCGCTGCGACGTATGTGATATCTCTTATTTAGAACTAATTGAACGTTGTCGTTTCGTTGATTCGCAATGTCGTTTGCAGCAGTCTGTAAATCCTGAGTCATCTCAACCATAGATGACGGGTACACCTTGTGCGCTTCTAAAGTCGCCGACCCCATCACATAAGGTCGCTCGCCCGCTGCTAGATGAGGATAAACATCCGACAACGGCTTTGGGTCAGTCAGGAGATGCTGTGTACCGGCTGTATAAAATAGCCAATCCTTGCCGTTCTTCCTTATAATGTTTTTGTGAACGAAGACAGTGGTGTATTCAGATATATCGTTATGTCGTTCAGCAAGCGGGTCTTGCCTCTTGCCCTGCCTAGTCTGCCTCGTTGAGTCAAACTCAGACTTCTTAGAAGCCTCTAACAATTGAGCAACTTTAAGTGTTTTCCATTTCGGCTCTAGGGTCTTGGGATCGATGTCCGACATCTTTTCCAGAACATCCTGAACATACATCGGGATAACTTCTATAACAAAAGGGGACGACCCGATAGGGTCATTCCAATCCGAAGCGGGATCAATGCGAAAATTCTCAGACGCGATAAGGCGGACATACGGGCAGTCCTTCACCACCCGCTTCGTGGTCACGGTATTTGTCGCCTCTAGCCCGTCATCACCAATAACCGGATTCCCCTCGTAATCGATAATCGGCTCTTCGGCCTTAGCCTTCTCTTCTTTATACTCCCAATATTGGTGAGAGATAACAGTCCCAAACACCAACGCCTCTTGATAGGCCGCGATAAGAGTTTGAAACCACGGTATCGTTTTGGTTAGGCGATACTGAAGAAGATGCTTCAAGACTAAGGCTGACTCCCTCTGTTCTATATCAGAGTCATTCATTGGATAGACTGTTACAACATCTTCTGTGGCAAAAAACGCTGACGCAATCGCCGCCTCATTAGTGCGTATGGCAGAACGAGTCTTCGGTCTGAACAAGCGCGATCTATGGGTGTACTGCGACGTATGGTACTTCGATCCGCTCGGATGGTTAGACTGGAAAAGAGAGATGTTGCGCTCCCATTGCCTGCGATAATTCGCGTCTAGGTAACTGGTAGATGACCGGTATGCGTCACTAGCCAGTTTTAGCCAAGGCGATCTTTCAGACCCTTCATTCAGTGGAACTTCTTCATTCATCGAATTTTACGTCCCCAACAATGTTCCGCTCTAGGCTATTTAGTTCATCGAAATTGGCTGCACCTCTCGACACCTTCGCCCTCTCAAGAAGTTCCCCGGCCCAGGCTGCTATGTTTTTGTAGTCTAAATCGATATCCTCGATTCTTATCCACATCCCATATCTCATGGATAAGGCTTCATTCCAAATCGCAAGCATTGAATAATCATTGCTCGGCCCAACGGCCCACAGGTGACCTGGATAATTCTTATAAAGAGTATCCGCAACATTTTTCACAAGAGAGGTCACTGTCGCTTCGTTCATCATGCTCCCCTTATGGGAGTCGATGATGACCTTCACATCAGTCCCTGAATCAGGTTAATCACAACAATAACGGCAATGACCGCAAGAACCACTTTAGTTTTGTTTTTTTCTAAGAACTTTCTAAAATCCATAGTTACCTCTTTGGCCCATAAGGGCGATGCGGGTTCTCTCTAAACGTCCTTGTCGAGAAACGATAGGCGTCAATAGGCTCTGGCGTTCCAGATTTCTTGTCGCACATTTCCTTCCAACTATAATTTTGCGTTTTTACCTTCTTCCCAGCCATGTCAATGAAGTGTCCTGTCTGTTATGTCTATTTCAAAGTCCTGTATTGCTTCCATCGTCTCTTCAGCAATCTTGGCAAACAACGCGCTCAAAGCGCGAGTAATCTCTAAATTCTCTAACTCCTCTAACGGAACATCGATAAAGTGCGAAAGAAAAAGCGTAGCAAGTTGCTCTGGAGAGTTTTGCATTAATCGATCCTCAATAAGCGGGAACCGCTTCTGGCTCCAGATCGTCACCGAATAGAGTCTGTGGCGGGGATGCCTTCATGTCATAAATTCTCGACATAGCGTCCAGCATGTCAACATGGACTGCGGGGAAAAGGTTGTACTCATTGTCGATCATTTTCTGAGTAAGGTCATACATGCGACCATTCTCATCTTTGTATCTAATGGGTCTAACAATCAGCGAACCATCTCCCATCTCAAATGCCTTCTTCTGGCGTGAAGTTAGGCTGTCCGAAGACGGGGCCAAGAAGAAGCGCCAGTTCTCAAAGTCGGGCTGTAGTCTTTGAACGCGATCCCGTTTAGAACCTGGCCCTTCTCTTGGCCACGCCAATTCGTTTATTGGGAAATAATGACTTTCAATTTTCATCATTTCCTGAAAATGCTCGATATCGGAATCCTTTCCGTATCGCTCGTAACCAACCTTTACCGTCTGCACCCCGGTCTGCTTCACCCACCTTTCGCGAATCCTTCTTAGAGTTTGCCACCGCTCTTTAAGATTCATTCGATGGCACACGCCATCCAGCAGGTACTTATTAAAAGCGTGATCAACACCAACTACCGCAATAGCGGTTTTATCGGACGATGCTTTCTTTGAATGCGCGGGGTCACACATGATGTAAATATTTAAAATGCGTGGGCGAACTTCTATTCGCCTAATCCACTCTGGGTCAAAGACCTGCTCAGACCCGGCGATTGGATTCTGTAACATCTGGCAAGCCAAAACGTACTGCCCCATAGATGTTTTCTTCTTATCCCACTCATCTTGCGTGAAGAGAATGGGGCTTCCATCCGGGGTTCCTTCTTTTGTCGCGGGATAGATTCTGGTTTGCGTACCACGATCTATCAATTCGCGATAAGTATCAGCATAGTGATACCGAGTCCCTATATAC